GAACCAAAAGACGTAAATGATATAAACCTTATCCAAACTGTAATATGAGAAAATTCTATTTTGCCCCAACACCATGGGCGTATAGTAAGGATGTTTTAGAAGATTATAGATTTCAAACCCCTAACAATTCTGGGGTGTGGGAAGATATTGAAGCAACTACCAATGTTGATGAGGCAGAATTTTTGGTAATCCAAGATGAATGTAGAGATGAAGGAGTGTTGAGAAAATTCGAACCAAAAAAAAGACTCTATTTTAATAGAGAAGCTTTATCTACCCATTTAAAAAATGAATATCCATCAACTGAATATAATAGATTCAGTTTCTGGGATGGTACAGGTTATTTACCTACAAGGTGGTGGTATGGTACAAATGTATCTGCATCCGCACAAGGGTATGGTGGTGTAAGTTTAACCTATGATGATTTAATAAAAGAACAACCATACGAAAAAACAAAAGAACTCTGTTGTATTCTTTCAGATAAGACAATGAATGAGGGACATCAATTGAGAAAAGATTTTACAAGAAAATTTCTGAACAAGTATCACTTTGATTTATATGGTTCTATAAGTTTTAGAAATTCAGAAATACCAAATAATGACAAAATTAAAGCTTTAAGAAATTACAAATATTCTCTTGGATTCGATAACCAAGATTTTATTGATGACTTCTTCGGAACTCAATTTACTGATACATTATTAGCTTGGACTGTTCCTATTTTTTGGTGTGGAACAGATTTGAGAAAATATTTTCCCGAAGGTTCGTTCATTCAGTTTGACGCAAGAAAAGACACCGAAATCGATAGAATCATGGAAATTATTTCGAATGATGATTATGATAAAAGATTACCAGCACTTACAGAAGCTCGTAATTTGATTCTTAATAAATTCAATTTTTGGCCTACAATTAAAAGTGTAATTGACCGTGGTTAATCCTACAGTACATATAACGACTTGTGATGCAAATATTTTTGTTATAAAATATTTCCAATATTTTTTTAACAAGTATTGGGGAAAACACATCAAGGTAAAAATTCTTGGATTCAATCCTCCCGATTTTAAGTTGGAAGAGAATTTTGAATTTGTTTCATTAGGAACTGAACAAGTTGGTGGAGCAAAGGGATGGAGTAATTACCTTATTGATTATTTCTCAAACATTGATGACAAATATTTTATATTTGGAATTGACGATTTCATGATATCAAGACCTGTAGACGAAGAAGTATTTCGTGCTTGTTTAGAAATTATGAATGACGGAATAGGAAGAATTGATTTACAATGTTCTTTACAATATGCCAGACCCCAACATTTAGTTGAACCTTACATGGAAAAAAATGGAATCAAGTTTCATAAATTAGTTGATTCCGGAAGATGGGTTAATTTATATCAAAATGCTGGTGCATTTTCAATTTGGAATAGAGAATGGTTTCTTAAAAACATAAGAAGAGATTGGTCTCCTTGGGATTGGGAGGTTACCGGTAGTATGTCTTTAGCAGACGGAGATGGTTATCTTGTTGTGGGCACTTTCGACAGATGGGCAATAAAAAAATTGGAACTTTTAAGTAATGCTGCTTGGCCCAATGTAATAAACACAAGAGGTTTGAGAAAAGAAGATGTAGAACAAATGTCTTTGTTGAAAAATCCAACTGACCGAGTAACAAACTTCGAACCAATCATGGAAAACAAATGGTATTACGAAGTACCAGGTGGTGATTGGGAAAAAGTTATTTTTGGTGAATGAAAAATGTAAAATATCTTATTTTAGGTGGAGGTATAAGCGGAATATCAACTGCCGTTTTTTTGGGTAAAGAAGAGGATTACCTAATATTAGAAAAAGAAGAAGAGCTCGGAGGATATTGTAGAACGGTTTTTCAAGACGGATTCACGTGGGATTTTAGTGGACATTTTTTTCATTTCAAAAATGAAGAAATTAAAAATCTTATTTTCAAAAATATAGACCCAAATATTGTTTTACAAATAGACAAAAAAAGTTCAATAATTTACAAAGACAAATTTATAAATTTCCCTTTTCAAAAAAACATTGGTGATTTGGACAAAGAAGAATTTATAGAATGTCTCTACGATTTTTATAATAAAAAAAATGAATCTGACCCGAAGAATTTTTTGGAATGGGTTTATCAAAATTTGGGAGAAGGAATTACAAACAAATTTGTAAAACCGTATAATGAAAAACTTTATGCTTGTGAACTATCTGATTTGGATATAAATGCAATGGGAAGGTTCTTTCCAAAAGTAAGTTTAGATGAAATTATAGATTCACTAAAAAATAAAAAAGATACTTCATATAATAATAAGTTTTATTACCCCAAAACGGGCGCAATAACATATGTAAATTCACTTTTAGAAAATGTAGATAAAAACAAAATCTACAAAAATGAAAGCGTTATAAGGATTGACAGGAGGTCTAAAGTTGTTGAAACTGATAAAGGTTTATACAATTATGAATATTTGATAACTTCTCTTCCTTTAGATAGATTTCTAACCCTTTCCGAGTCTAATTACGACCCTGAAATCTATAGTTCTAATAAAGTATTGGTTTTTAATTTAGGGTTTAATTTACCATCTAATAATCCATATCATTGGATTTATATACCATCGAATGAAATTTGTTTTTATAGAGTGGGATTTTATAACAACATTCTCGGTGATGACAGATGTAGTATGTATGTGGAAATAGGACTCAAAACAAATGAGATTGTTGATAGGAAATTATACCTTGAACGAGTTCTAACTGACTTGAAAAAACTCAACTTGATTGATGAACATGAATTAATCTCATGGCATAGTATCATAATGAATCCTGCTTACGTACATCTCACTTCAGAATCAATAAAGGATTCAGAAAAAAAATTACAAGGATTAGAAAACGAAAACATTTATTCCATAGGCAGGTATGGACAATGGACTTACTGTTCTATTGAAGACAATATTATATCCGCCAAATCAACTGTAGAAAAAATCAAAAATAAATGAAAATAGCAATATGTTTACACGGTAAATTCACTGGTTCCAACAATAGGGGAGAAGTCCAAGGATTTGAGGTTCCATTCGAGTTTTTGAAAAAAAATGTAATTACCGAAAATACAGATATTTTTCTTCACGGGTGGGATGACGATTCATTTGAATCAGAAAAATTAATCAATTTGGTAAAACCAAAAAATTACATTTTGGAAAAACAAATTGTTTTCGACCATCCTTACAAACATTACAATTTTGTACCTGACGGGGGTTGGAACACAAAAGACTATCTTAATAACAATTATTCAAGATTTTACTCATTAAAAAAGGCAATGGAGTTAATTGACGATTCTTATGACTTTGTAATGGTCATGAGATTCGATTGTATTTTTTATGAAAAATTTGATTTCACACTTTTGGACCCGCAGAAATTTTATCTTTCTCATTGGCATCATAACCACGAGGGTTGGGGATTTAATGATGCATGGTTTGTGTCGGGTTGGAAAAATATGAAAAATTTGAGTTTGATATACGACAGACTTAATGATTGGTATAAATTAGATAGTGATTATTTGAAATTTATTAAATCTCACGGAATGTCGGAAGTTAATCTACAATCAGGACATATCCATTGGAGGTACAGGATTGAAGAAATGGGACTTAAAGATATGCTTTATGGTTATGGAATCGAGTATGAAACTTGGGGTTTATTAAGAAGATTGAACCAACGAGGAAATCCATGGGGAAGACCTGTAAGTGACATAAACATACCGTCAAAAATTTAATTATGATTTTGATTTCACATAGAGGTAATTTGAATGGAAAAAAAGAAGAAAGAGAAAACTCAATATCCTATATAATGGAAGCATTGTCTATGGGATTTGATGTTGAAATTGATGTTTGGTTTGTTGATGGTGAATTTTGGTTAGGCCACGATTCTCCACAATATAAAACGGATTATAAATTTTTGATGAACGAAAAATTTTGGTGTCACGCAAAAAATATTGAAGCTTTGGTGGAAATGAAAAAATACGCCATTCATTATTTTTGGCACGAAAATGATGAGTTTACACTTACCTCGAAAAATTATATTTGGGCTTACCCCACAAAAGAAAATAAACCAGGTACAATATCTGTATTACCTGAAATTAACAATCAGAATGTTGATGGGTGTAAAGGAGTTTGTTCCGATTTCATCAAAAACTACAAATGATTAAATTAATAATATTTGATTTGGATGGAGTCCTTGTTGAAGCCAAACAAATTCATTTCGAGACTCTTAATCAAGCGCTTTCGGAAGTCTCAATCGATTACATAATATCCGAGTCTGAACATCATTCAATTTATGATGGTTTAAAAACAAATCAGAAATTAGAAATGTTGTCAAGAAAAAAAGGATTACCAACATCTGAACACGAAAGAATTTGGAGAAAAAAACAAGAATTAACAATAGAAGCAATTTCTAAATTAGAGAAAGATGAAAGACTTATTGACCTAATGAAAAGTTTAAGAAAAAAAGGTTTTCAGTTGGCATGTTGTTCGAATTCAATTCGTAGGTCGGTTTTAGTTATGTTATCGAAAATTGGTTTGATTGAATTTATGGATTTGATTTTATCTAATGAAGATGTAAAAAATAGTAAACCTCACCCTGAAATATATTGGAAAGCAATGAGTTCAATTGGTGTTCTACCTGATGAAACTTTAATAGTTGAAGACTCACCTGTTGGGTTACTTGCGGGTGAAAGGAGTCACGCCGAAGTTTTGAGAGTTTCTAATACATCAGACTTAACACTCAATAAAATTGAAAATAAACTTAAAGAAAATAAAAATATGAAAAAACCAAAATGGTCCGACAAAAACCTCAACGTATTAATACCAATGGCAGGGGCAGGTTCAAGATTCGAGAAAGCTGGTTACACATTTCCAAAACCTCTTATAGACGTGAAAGGTGAGCCAATGATTAAAGTAGTGACTGACAATCTTAATATAGAAGCGAATTTCATCTACATTGTTCAAAAGACCCACAGAGAAAAATATAACCTTGATACCTTGCTCAATCTTATTTCACCGAATTGCAAAATCGTTGAGGTAGATGGTTTGACAGAGGGTGCGGCCTGTACAACATTACTAGCAAAGGAAATTATAAATAATGACCAACCTTTGGTTATGGCAAACTCCGACCAATTCATTGATTGGGATTCTAATGAGTTTCTCTACAAAATGAATGAGACAGGGGCTGACGGAGGAATTGTAACTTTTAGGTCAACCCACCCTAAATGGTCATTCGCGAAAATTGATGATTTAGGTTTTGTCACTGAAGTTGCCGAAAAAAATCCAATTTCGGATATAGCGACGGTTGGTGTTTATTATTGGAAACGTGGTTCTGACTATGTGAAGTACGCAGAGCAAATGATAGAAAAAAATAAAAGAGTCAACAACGAATTTTACGTTTGTCCTGTTTTTAACGAAGCAATTGAAGGTGGTAGTAAGATAAGAATATTCGAGATAGAAAAAATGTGGGGACTTGGTACACCTGAAGACTTGGAAGTTTTCCTCAAACAATAATTTATTTTCCCATATAACTAATCTATAATTTACAAAATACCCATTTATGAGTTTTAAAATCCCACAATTTCAACCCTATTTAGACAACAAAGAATACGAAGCAATTAAGTCTTGTTTTGATAAAAATTGGATTACTGAAGGACCACTTTCCAAACTTTTCGTAGAAAAGCTTTTGAGTATGATTGGTGCAAAGTATGGTGTTTTAGCACCTAACGGAACCCTTTCACTTTATTTAGCTTTGAGAGCTGCGGGTATCGGTCCTGGTGACGAAGTTATCGTACCTAATTTTACTTTTATAGCATCCGCCAATTCCATAGAGATGGTAGGAGCAAAACCTATTTTCTGTGATGTCAAAGATGACTTGCATCTCGATATTGAAAAATGTGAGAAGTTAGTAACAAGAAAAACAAAAGCAATCATGCCTGTCCACATTTATGGTATGGCATGTAACATGGATGAGGTAATGGAATTAGCCACCAGAAAAAAACTAAAAGTGATAGAAGATGCAGCACAAGCAATTGGTATCACTTGGAACGGAAAGCATACCGGAACATTTGGAGATGTAAGTAGTTTTTCATTCTTTGCCGATAAAACTTTGACAACGGGAGAAGGTGGTTTAGTTGTTACTGATAATGAAGAAATCTATAAAAAACTTTTATACTTAAGAAATCAAGGAAGAATAGATAGAGGAAGTTTCATACATCCTGAAATGGGGTATAATTTCAGAATGACGGATTTACAATGTGCTGTTGGTCTTGCACAATTAGAAAAATTTGATGAGATTGTTAAGAAAAAAGAAAAAATACTTCAAACTTATAAAAAATATCTAGACCCTTCAATTAGAGTTATTGAACCACCTGTACAATCAAATCATATTCCTTTCAGAGTTTGTATTACAGTACCTGGTGGGTCAGACAAACTTATGGAATTTATGAGAGAAAGTGGGATTGAAACACGAACGTTTTTTTATCCACTTCATTTACAACCATGTTACAAAGAAAAGAAATCAATTTTTTCATTCTTAAAGAAAAAGCCAACTTTGGAAGTTTCTGAAAGATTGTACAATGAAGGTGTTTGTCTTCCAAGCTTTGTAAGTATCCAAACTAAAGACATCAAATATATCTGTGAAAAAATTAACAAATTTCTAAAATGAAAAAATGTTTATTATGTGGAAGCGTAAATAATGAAACGATTTATTATTTCGAGAAGTTTGATAACAAAATTGTGAAATGTGAATGTGGATTTATTTATTCGTCCTTGGAAACAAGAGAAAATGTTCTCGAGGCATATGAAAATGATTATTGGACAAGTTACCAACTCAATCAAGGTGAAAAAAGTATTTTTGACAGAATTGAAGAATTTGAATTTATTAGTCGTGAAAGATTAGATTTTATTAAAGAATTCAAATCTGAAGGAAGATTATTGGATGTAGGTTGTTCAATGGGATTTCTTGTAAATGAAGCAAATAAAAAGGGGTATGATTCTGTTGGGATAGAAGTTAATAGTCCATGTATTGTAGAAGGAAAAAAACTTTATGAAGGTATAAAACTATACCTAACAGATTTAGAAAATTACAAAGACGAAAAGTTTGATGTAATTACCTCATTCAATGTAATAGAACATTTAGATAATCCAATCAATTTTTTACACGAATGTAAAAAAAGACTTTCAGATGATGGTATCATTGTAATTGGTACTCACGATATCGAATCCGAAACTCATAAAAAATTAAAATCTGATTGGAAACAAATCACCGTTGATGGCGACCACCTATATTATTTTTCAATTGATACAATGAAAAGATTGGCAGACATGTGTGGTCTTGAAACAGTTCATAGTCATAAACCTATCGACCCAAGTTTTACAATTTATTTAAAAAACAAAATATGAAATACACTTACAGTAAAGTTTTCGGAAAAGATGTTGCCATAATTGAACCTCCCATACATAGAGATTTCAGAGGTGAGTATACCGAAACATGGAATGTAGAAAATTACAAGGTTCTTTCCCCTGACGGTAAAGGAATTGATTGGAAACAAGATGATATAAGTGTTTCTTGGAAACACACCTTGAGAGGCTTTCATGGTGATGAAAGAACTTGGAAACTTATTTCTTGTCTTCATGGTCATTTATATCAGATAATCGTGGATATGAGACCTGATAGCCCAACATATTTGAAATGGGAAGCTTTCACACTTAACGATAAAAATAGATTGCAAATATTGATACCTCCTATGTTTGGAAATGCTCACTTGGTTATGTCCGATATAGCCATGTTCCATTACAAACAATCAACGCTTTACGAAGGACAAGGGAAACAATTCACAATAAGATGGGATGACCCAAAGATTAATGCTTTTTGGCCGATAAACAATCCGATACTTTCGGAAAGAGATGTAAATGCAGATTTTCTATGAAAAAAATTTTAGTCACAGGTGGCGCTGGATATATTGGTAGTGTCCTTGTACCACTATTACTTGAAAAAGGTTATGATGTTACAGTTTTTGACAGTTTGATGTTTGGTGGTAACAGTTTGTTTCCATGTTTTATGAACAAAAATTTCAAATTTATTGATGGGGACGTTAGGGACACACATAGTTTAAAAAGACATTTGATTGACAAAGATGTGATTATTCATTTAGCTGCGATTGTTGGTTACCCTGCATGTCAAAAAAATCCTGAACTTACAAAAGAGGTTAATTTGGAAGCAACCGTAAGACTTGTGGATTTAATCAAACCTCACCAATACGTTTTGTTTGGTTCAACGGGAAGTAATTACGGTGCAGTGAAATCAGGTGTTTGTACAGAAGAAACTCCATTAAATCCTTTGAGTTTATATGGAGAGACAAAAACAGAAGCGGAAAGATACATGATTGACAATTGTAACTCAACCGCTTACAGATTCGCAACTGCTTTTGGATTATCGCCGAGATTGCGTCTTGATTTATTAATCAATGACTTTGTAAACAAAGCTGTTAATCAAAAATATATTGTTGTATATGAATCACATTTTATGAGAACGTTCATACACGTTAAAGACATTGCTCGCTCTTTTGTTTTTGCAATAGAAAATGAAAAGTCAATGTCAGGTGAGGTATATAACGTAGGTAGTAACAAAATGAATTATAGTAAAAGAGACGTTTGTGATTTAATAAGAAATAAAATAGATTATTACCTACATTTAGCAGATATCGGGCAAGATGCCGATAAAAGGGACTATGTAGTATCATATGACAAAATTAATAAATTGGGATATGAAACAACCATTTCTATTGAAGAAGGAATCAATGAGTTGGTTGAAGGTATAAAGTGTATAAGAATGCCCAACCCATATTCAAATGTTTAATTATGTACACAGAAAAATTTGCTTCGTATTACGACACTTTACATTCTAGTAAAAACTATAATGAGGAGTGTGACCTAATATTATCAAGGACTTCTAATTTTCAAAGACTATTGGACATTGGGTGTGGTACCTTGACACACAGCATAGTGCTTTCGAAAAAATTTGAAAAAGTTTTGGGGGTTGATTTATCAGAACCTATGTTAAAGATTGGGGAGAATAAATTGAAATACTTCAACATCAAAAATGTTGACACGTATTGTGGTCCACTGGAAAACATAAGTTTGCAAAATCGATTCAATACAATTATCTCGATGTTTTATGTTGTAAATCACATTAATTCTTTGGGTGAATTGAATTCATTTTTTTCTAAAGTTTTCGAACTTCTGAACGAAAATGGTGTGTTCATTTTCGATTGTTGGAATGGTACTGCTTGTAGAATAGATAAACCAAAAATTGAAAACACCAAAACGATTACACACGATTTTCATACAATAATTTCAAAAACAATTACAGAAACAAATTTGATTGACTCAATTTCTGTAATGGACACTAATATTAAAGTTTACTTTGAATCGGAATTGGTCGATGAGTTTGATTACCGAATCGAACAAAAGTTGTGGACTCCTGATGTTTTTATTGATATACTTAAATCAATTGGATTCAAAGATATCAAATTAATACCTTACTATAATCAAAACGAAATTGCAAAGGAAACAGATTATAAATTAACATTCATTTGTAAAAAAAATTAATATGATTCAAACCCCTGTAAGTGTAGGAGAATTGATAGATAAATTATCAATCCTACAAGTAAAAAGAAATAAAATCGATGACGAAAAAAAGTTATCGTACATAAATAATGAATTCGAATTACTATACAATTTATCCGCAGAATTTTTGAATAACATGGAAATCGAAAACCTTTATCACGAGTTGGTTGAGGTAAATTCTTCTCTATGGGATGTAGAGGACAAATTACGTGAATATGAAAAAATGAATTATTTCGAGGAACATTTTATTTCATTGGCTAGAAAAGTTTATTTCACCAATGATAAAAGATTCGAATTGAAAAATAAAATAAACGAAATTTCACAATCGGAGTTAAGAGAACAAAAGAGTTATCAAGACTATAAAACAAAAACGGAAGAGGAAACTAACGAACCTTATATTTTTGAAAGTCCAGATGGTGGAATTACAATCTACAGAAGAAAGTTAGGTGAACCTCATGATAAACGTGAACTTCTAAAAAATGGCTAAAACAAAAAAATCCCCATTACCAACACCAACATCAAATGGTGAGGTAATCAAAACAAAAAAACAATTAATAAACACAATACTCAAAAGAAAAACCAAAGAAAAATTTTTATCTGAAAGTCAAAAATTTTATTACGAAAGTCTCACGAAAAATCAAATAACAATTTGTTGTGGTCCAGCAGGTGTTGGTAAAAGTTATGTTGCAATGAAATGTGCAATTGACCTTTTAGCGGACCCTGAAAGCCCATTTGAGAAAATAATAATTGTAAGACCGGCAGTTGAGGCTGAAGAGAAATTGGGTTCACTTCCAGGTAATGTGGAAGAAAAATTGGACCCATATATTTTTCCGTCCTATTATCTATTGAACAAAATAGTTGGAAAAGAAGTTAGAGAAAAACTAAAAGAGATTGAGGCTATTGAAGTTTTCGCTCTTGCATATATGAGAGGTATGAACATCGATAATTCAATTTTAATTTTTGAGGAAGCTCAAAACGCAACTCCTAATCAAATGAAACTATTGTTAACTAGAATTGGATTCAACTCTAAATTTTTTATTTCAGGCGATTTGGAACAATTTGATAGACACAAGGATAAAACACAAACAGGTTTGTGGGATGCTCTTAATAGATTCAAGAATTTACAAGATGTAGGTACATTTGAATTCAAACCGACTGATATCGTTAGAAATCCTCTTATAAGTAAACTTTTAGAAAGATACGAAGAATGAGAATAGGTATAGAGTTGAATGGGGTTTTAAGGGACACCTTAAAAAAAATACAACAAGAATATGAGAAGTGGTATATCGACAATCCTTTCAAGGAAGAGACGGATTTCGAATACAAGGTTCTATCTACTTTGGATACTTTAGAAATCACCAAACATTTGGTTTTCAAAGACGAGGATGAACTTTATAATTTTTTGTATAAGGAACATACTATGGAAATATTTGGACACTCTGGTTCTGTTGAAATCTCTTCCATGATGGATTTCAATGAGTTCTACACTGAATTTAGAGACGAACATGAAATATTAATTGTTTCTGACGAAATCGGTAAATCAAAACCGGCTTCTTTATTTTTTATTTCCAAATTTGGATGCTTGGTAGAACAGGTAAAATTTTACAGTGAGGTAACTATTAATTCACTTTGGAACTCGGTTGATATTTTACTTACAGCAAATCCTAACCTATTATTAAGTTACCCCGAAGATGTAGTTGTTATAAAATTTGAAACAACATATAACAAAGACATCAAAACTAAACATTCAATTTCTTCGTTTAAGGAATTGAAAAATAAAATTAAAGAAATATTATGATTAATGTTTTAGGAGAAAATTATTTTGTTGATTTAGATGAAATTGAAAAATTTTTGGATATGGACGATTTAGAAACTTCAACTTCGGGAACAACAGAAATGAGAATCAATATCATAAAATTTGAACTTGTTAAAATGTTACTTGAGACTATTCTGACCGAACAGGAATCTGTAGATGAACAACTTGGTATGAAAAAAAATACCAACGTATCTGTTCCTTTTAGATTAGCTTTTAATACTTTATTAAATAAAAAACTTATCAATCACTATTAATATGGGAAATGTTAACAAAGAAAGAGTCCTTTTGTCAATTAAAAATTTGAGAGAAAAAAAAGCAAGACTCTACTTCTTCATTCAAGACACTAAAGGAAACGCCAAAGCATCAATAAGATATATCTATCAAATGGCGCTAACTCTAAAAAAAGCGGGGTTCAATTCAATAATGCTTCATGAGAAAAAAGATTATACTGGTGTAGCTAATTGGCTTGGCAGCGAATATATGGAACAATTGGAACATAAGCCAATCGAGGGACAAAATTTAGAAATCGCACCCGAAGATTTTTTGATACTTCCTGAAATATTTGGATTTGTAATGGACCAAGTTAAACAACTTCCTTGTGCTAAAATTGTTCTTGTACAACAATATGCTCATATGTTGGAAACTTTACAACCTGGTCAAACTTGGAATCAATTTGGATTTTTCAAATGTATTACAACTTCACATACTCAAAAAGAATATATCGAGAAAGTTTTCAGAAATATTTCATATGACATAATCGAACCAATTGTGAGTGAGAGTTTTTCGAAAAGAAAAGTCCCGCCAATGCCAATCATTGCGGTACACACAAAAGACCAAGATGATGCGATTAATTTAATTAAAACATTCTACCTAAAATTCCCTCAATACAGATGGTTTACTTTCAGAGATATGAGAGGTTTGTCTGAAAAGGAATTTGCAAAATCACTTAAAGAATGTTTCTTGAGTGTATGGATTGATAATAAAAGCGGATTTGGAACATTCCCTTTAGAGTCTATGTCCTGTGGTGTTCCTTGTATTGGAATTGTACCAAATTTACAACCAGAGTGGATGAACGAATCCAACGGTATTTGGGTTGATGATTTAACTTTGATGTCAGATTACATAGCAGATTTTGCACAAAATTGGTTGGAGGATAACATCAAACCTGAAGTTTACGAAGGAATGGAAAAAACCGCACAGAAATACAGTGATAAACAATCATTTGAATCTAAAATAATTCAAATATTCGAAGGATATCTGACTTACAGAGCAGACACTTTAGAACAACAAATTTCAAAAACAGAAGAATAATATGAGCAACAAATTCAACGTATCAGTAATATTACCAATCAAATCAGCTTTGGCTAAAGATTTTGATGAATATTTTAAAAAAGCAATTGATTCTCTTAAGAATCAAAAAGTGAGTATTGATGAATTAGTTATCGTACACACACAAGAAGAAACCTTGGTAAAACTTTTGGAAGTTTATGATTTTGGAGAACTTTCAGTTACAAAACTTGTTTGGGATAAATCACCAAACTTCGCTGAACAGGTAAACTATGGTATCTCCCAATCAAGGAACTCTTGGGTTTCATTATTTGAGTTTGACGATGAATATTCTAACATTTGGTTTAAAAATGTTTTAGAGTATACGGAAGTTTATCCAGATGTTCAAATGTTCTTACCTGTAGTTGTAGATACAGATGAAAAAGGTCAGTTTGCAGGATTTACAAATGAAGCAACATTCGCCGCGAATTTCGCACAGGAAATGAGTTATTTAACAAACGAAACATTACAAGATTATCAAAATTTTCAGACCGCTGGCTCTGTATTCAAAAAACAACTAATAGAAGATTTTGGAGGGTTCAAACCATCTATCAAACTGACATTTGTCTACGAATTTTTACTCAGACTCACCTATAATTCAACTTCGATTATGACGATTCCTAAACTAGGATATAAGCACACCAACCTTCGTGAAGGTTCTTTATTTTGGAATTATAAGTTTGCTGAAGATAAAATGTTGGAAGATGAAGTTAAATTTTGGGTTCAGACAGCAAAGAAAGAATATTTCTTCACTGACGACAGAGTCATAAAATATGAACCACAAAATGTATAATGTCAGAAACACTCTCTGCAGTTACAGAAGATGTTTCGTCAAAAAAAAGAGGTAGAAAAGCTGTTAAAGAAAACTATTTCGATGTAAGAGAAGAAACCGCTGTAAGAAAATTTCTAATTGCCGATACGGCAGAAGAAAAAAATAAAATTTACAACGAGTTCTTGAGGGCTCCTCTTGATAAGATGATTTCTTCAATCATCAGACGTTACAAACTATACAGGAAAGATATGGATTTTGAGGAAATCCATATTGATACTCATTCCTTTCTTATGACGAAGGTTGATAAGTTTAAACCTTCGAAAAATAAGAAAGCGTATTCGTATTTTGGAACAATCTGTAAGAATTATTTGATGGGTCAAATTATAAAAGACCAAAAAGAAATTAACAGAAAGGTTTCGTATGAAGACATCTCTTCGAGTATTGAAGAGAGACCAGATATGAGTTATCGAATTGATGAAGACATTGTAGAAAGTGATTTAGTTATAAATGAATATTTGAATGAACTTAAAGCTTTCATTGATAATGAGTCTTTAAACGACAATGAAAAAAAATTGGGTTACGCATTAGTTGATTTATTTGAGAATTATGAGACCATTTTTTCAGGAGCAGAAAATAACAAATTCAACAAAAACGTAATCTTACTCTCTTTAAGGGAGATGACAAATTTGAGTACCAAGGAAATAAGAGGTTCAATAAAGAAGTTCAAAAAACTCTACATTGTAATACAGGGTCGTTTAAAAAATTAAGATAAACTATTTATAGACATGCCTAGACCACAAAAAAAAGAGATTAATTTAACTAAAGAATCAATGTTATCATTGATGCAGGAAATCTATAATGAACTAGTTGAACAACGAAATACCGCTATAAGGATACAAAATAAAATGTTAACCTTTATGAAAGACCCAGAGGATATGCAAACTATTGGTCCGGTAATTGAAAAGCAACAAAAAATAATCAACGACTGTGTCGAAAAAAAGTTAACACTTTCCAAACTACAATCATCCATTTGGGAAAAATCAAACCAAAGTACAGAGTCGTTTACACTTTCTGACTTGGATGATGATTTACTTCAGAATCTAATTGAGAAAGATGTTTCCAATGATGAGGAAACCTATAAAATGAAGTAGAGATGCAAAATGTTGATGTTACTCAAGGGTGGAAAAATATATCAGGCGAGGTTGATGCCCTCAAGACTTATAGGGAACTGATTGTAGACAAAAAAAGATTGAGGAAAAAAAGCGCAAATTCTGCTGCACAGTCTGCCGCAAAAGTTTCCGAACAGCTGAATAAAATATCTGAACAACAGAAAAGATTTCAAAAAACCATACCAACATCTACAGATAATCTTTTGAATCTTTTCGGCCAGATTAACGGTAATGGGTCACAAACTGTTAGATTTTTAAGACAAAAATGTTTAGAAACCGCAACTAAAATAGGTCCACAAGTTTTAGAAATTATAGAAGAGGAATCAATTAAAGCAATTGGGTGTTCACAAGAACAAACTTTCAAAGGGGTATCATCTTCTCAATTAGACCAAGTTGGGTCAATTAACGCCCTTCCTCAACAAGAGGGGATTTATCTCCCAATGACGAGTTTAGATTTTTTTGGTAGTTTAAAAACAAGCCCTTACAATATTCTTGGTAAATCATACTATGAAAAACCAAACCCTTCTGTAAATCCCATATTTAGACCCTACGGTGGATTCAGTGGATACCCTATGAACAAAGAATTTTATTTCAGAATGGAATCAAGAAATGTTGATAGGTCATTCAAACAAGAGTATGGTAAATATTATCAAGGTATCACAGGTCAAGAACTATTTGATTTTCAATACACAAAAAATAATAGTTTTAATATTCCTGGTGATTACATGAGAATAATTTTATTAGATAGAAAAAGCCCTGATGGTACTGTTACAGGAAGTACAGCAAATAAGGTTGGTCAATTTATCAAGGATTATTATGCAACAATAAATTTAGTTGATTCAGTAGATATAACTAGACAACTCGTTAACGTTTTAAGTGGAGGTTTAAGTTTTAAGGCTGGTTTAGGGAACGAAGACATAACAAATCAATCTAAATTCGAATTATTAATACAAAGGATTTTGGGTTTATGTTCCGATAACAGAAATGAAATCGATGTAAGTGGTATAGCTAAAATTGGAGAACTAGATGGTGTTGATGAATCATTTTTCGAATTCAATGAGGTAGATTTACGTAATATAGATATACAGGTTTCAAACATACAGAATGGTGTAATGGAGTTTACTGATTGCGAAAATGTTAAATTACCTGTAGACGCAGACCTTTTAGCTCAACAACTTGACGATTTCCGTGATAAAGTTGACGGAATGACCACAGAACAACAGGTTAATGAAATGGGAAAAATTTTGGATTCCATTTATGAAAATCCAGCATGGCAAGCGACGATTCCTGCAAATTTTAACGCTGCGGTGAGTTTTAATAAAAATGTGATTAAACAACTTCCTCTAGCTGTTGTTGCCGCATTTTTAACACCGAAAGTTATGTTACCCATACTCACTATGTTATCGGTAGTTCAGTCAGGCGCAACTTATACGGCAAATCAATTCATAACTTCGGCAAACACATTTATTGCAAGTGCAAATTCAGCAATAACTTCAGCAAACACAATCAACAATCAAGCCTCAAATGTAATCAACAATCAGGTAGATTTTTTGAATAAATTTAGAAGTTTTAATTTTGAAGTAGTTGCGAGAGTTGGAGAAATATTTCTTAAAACGCTTTTTGATTTAATTAAGAAAGATTTAATAAATTTAATATCTATAATTGTTGGTGAAGTTGCGAAAGGAAAATATAAGAAGTATGTACGTTCTATCACTAGGTTATCGCAATTCCTAACAATTCTAGCTCAATTAAGACAAAACTACAGAAATTGTAGAAGTCTTATTGATGATATACAACAGATTTTGAGATTGATTAATGGGTTACCAATTATCAGACAGAAAATACCTTTTTCTCTTCTCTTAATGTCTGAATTTTTACCAGGATATTCCGCAGACAGAGCGACAATAAACGTAATAAGAAATTTACAATTTCTAGGAATACCAACAGGTCCTTTACCTGATGGTTCACCTAATTTGATGAATCAACTTATTGATGCAATAACGAACGGTTCAGATGAAGAGATGTCCAAAAATGGTGTTTCCGATATAGAAGTTGGAATTCCAACAATCGGAAAAATAAGTATACCAAATATGCCAAGATAAAATGACAAAACAAGAATTCGAAGAAATCAAAAGTCAACAGACGGACTTAAAGAATTTACCGAACACAACTCTTATAAGTTCAATGGATAAATTATCCACTGATTTCGAAATCATAAAGGAAAGTATTATACAACAGACAATTTATTTGGATGAAGTAGAATCTTTATATAATAACATTTTGAAAGAATTTCAATCTAGAGGACAATGAGTCAGAATATTTTATATCAGTGTTTAATATTGGATAACCAAGACCCTCTCATGCTTGGAAGAGTTCGAGGTACCTTGTTGATTGACAACTATCAAGATATTATTAAATCTTTCAACGACCCCAAATGGGACGAACAAACTGATGCTTGGAGCAAAAGGGACCCTTTTATTTTTACACCTTTACTACCTTATTTCGTATATCAAGTACCAAAACAAGGAGAATTAGTACAAGTTATATATACAACATTACCGGATGAGAATGGTCATCCTTACATAAACCAATATTATATACAAAGTAATTTTTATTCACCAACATCATCATTCTACCAATATTTTGAGGGTGCCAATAAATTTACAGGTACAGGTTTTCAAATTCAAGAACCGAAGCCATTAAGAAATAAAGATGGAAGTTACACAGAAAAAGGACAACATAGAGGTGTTTTTCCTGAACCAGATGATGTTGCGGTTCTTGGCAGAAACAGTGCTGATTTGATTATAAAAAAAGATGAAGTTCTTTTAAGGGCCGGTAAATTTACATCTCCTACTCTGGAACCAAACCAAATTCCACAAGCAAACAATAAAAGGGGTTTTTTACAAATTACAAGATTTGACAGCACTCTTGTAGAAAAAGAACCTAAATTTTTAAGAAAGATTACAAAATCAAATTTACTTGTAAAATATTTGATTGAGTACGTCATTATAAATCCAGAAAATGAAATAATTGACCCTGACGGGACTGTTTCCAACAAATTTACAGGTGCCGTTTATCTTTATCAACTGAAACCTGACAAACAAACAACTTCAGGAAATATTTCAGCAGGTTCTGTTATACCAGGGGTTTTGAAAAAATTAGTTGTTGCAGAATCTTTCATTGGACTTAATAAAACAGAAACAATTGATTTTATAAACGCTTTCATAAGTAGAATGAATTCTTCTGACACCACAAGGACAGGAAAACCCGTATTTCAATCTACTGACCCGAATACAGGAAATGCAGACAAATTTCCAATATACTACAGACCAAACTTCTTCATGTACTCGGTATTAAACCCAAGAACAAATCAAAAATTTTCAGAAAAAGCCATAAAAAATGCAACCGACATCTACAAAGGCATAAAGTTGAAACCATCAATAAAAGAATTCGGATACGGATTAATATGGAAAAAAGATGAAGTTGGAGAACCTCTCGACATAAAAAAACAAAAGGTAACTCAAGTTGAATACAACAGCACTCCATCAACTTACTCAGCGCTTGCGGCAGACAAACTATTTTTGATTTCACACAATTCAGACATCCCAGGTAAAAGAAGATTTATTTTATCAGATTCACTCTATGGTATACCAACAGAAACTTTTACGAATGAAATTATTCCCAACACCTCAAGTTTAGTAAGAGGTGAAGAACTTATTGAATTGATTAATTTGATTGTAAAATTCCTCATTACACACACTCACGCATACCCGAATCTACCACCTGTAGAAATTACTCAAGAAGGAACAAGCACTGCGGATATCCTTAACGAAATGCAGAACGCGGCTAAAAAAATCTTGAATAGCAATATTCGTTTGAATTGATATTTATAAGAAAAAGTAAATGTCGATTTTAAGGTCATATGTTGATAAGAACAATACAATAGTTTCTAACTCTTATGTTAATACAGCTAGAAACCCTGTTATTGAATTGAATTTTGGTGCGTCAGATAATATCGTTCCAAACTTCGGTTACTCAAGATTACTTTTCGATTTAGATTTAGATTTATTATTGGAAAACATCAATAATGGAATTATTTCAACAGGATGTACCACAGGAATGACCCATGTTTTGAACTTTACAAACACATCTTCGTTTGACAACGAACTTTTGAACACTTTCATGTCTAACTCGAGGAGAAGAGCAACATCTTTCGATTTAATTCTTTTCAGAATTCCAAAATATTCGGGTTCGACAGGTAATCCGCAGTATTGGGACGAAGGCGTTGGATATGATTATAATGATTTTAATTTAGCCAAAAATAGTGGTCAAGGAGGTCAATCACCATTGACATACGTTGACCCAAGAGCATTTTCAACAAGACCTTCAAACTGGTATCAAACAACAACGATAAGTGGTTGGTCAGAGAATGGGGTGTACAATAATAGGAATGAAGGGGATGTAAATTATTCAGGTCTAACAATAATCGCAACTCAACATTTCCAATACGGAAATGAGGACATTGTGATGGACATGACAAATGAAATTAATTCAATTATAGATGGTACACTTACAGGCGTTACAGGATGGGGAGTTGCATATGTACCACAACTCGAAAATATTACAGGGTTAACGGACAGCTATAGTGTTGCATTTTTTTCGAAATACACTCAAACTTTCTATCAACCTTTCTTACAAACAACTTATGACGATTTAATTTTAGACGATAGGAATAGATTTTTGAGAAATCAAACTAACAAATTATATCTTTATGTGTATCAGAATGGTGATGCTGTTAATTTGGATACAACACCTATTGTAAGAATTGAAGACAGAGATGGTGTTGCAGTAAATGGAATGGCCGCACTTTCCACTTGTTTAAGAACAAGAGGTGTTTATGAGGTTATAATTCCTAATGGATTTTCTGGTTCACCCACTCCTTGTATGTTCTATGATGTTTGGAGTGGTCTCACAATAAACGGCCAAGGGATTCCAAATATAACTAATCAATTTATTTTACAAGAATATTCAGCAGGAATTCAAATTGGTGTAAGTTCACGTGAACCTGAAAAATTTGGATTCGACTTTTATGGAATATTACAAAATGAAAAAATATTGAACTCCGATATAAGAAAAGTTGGAGTCACGATAAAAAAAGCCTATACAGGACAACAACCTTTGGACGGAATAACCGCATTCTACAGAGTTTATGTCAAGGAGGGAACAACCGAAGTACAAGTTCAAGATTGGACTCAAATAAATAGAACTCCAAATGAGTATTATTTCATGTTTGACATGAGAGATAAAATTCCAAATCAATATTATGTTGACATTCAAGTGAACACTAGTGGAGAAAAGGATACTTATAAAAGAGAATTAACTTTTGAAATCGTAAATAAAAAATGAGAAATACTATCAAATTAAACGAAACTATATTGAACAACCTTGTTCAAAAAATAGTTAAAGAACAAAAAGAGACTGAAAACTACATGTTTTTTTCGAACCTAAAACAAATTCAAAGACAATGTGAAATGTTGTTGTCGATGGATTCAGGAATGATTGATTCTATTCTACAGAACGGTCATGACTGGGCTGATGACCATGTAAGTGAAGCCAAAGTTAATATGGACCAGGTTTTTGATTTCATTATGAACGAGAAGTCTAAAATGGAACAGTACGTTGAATATGAGGATTTGAATGAAGGTAAAAAGAAAACAGGTTCCAAACTTTGTGCTCGCGGTAAAGCCGCAGCTAAAGCTAAATTCAAAGTTTATCCAAGCGCATACGCAAATGGTTATGCAGTTCAAGTTTGTAAAGGAAAAATGCCCGGTACAGACGGAAAAAAACGTTGTTCAGGAAGTTATTGTTAATTTGTTTAATTTCCATTATCTTTGATATATGGAACAAAAAATTGTTGGATACATTCCTAAATTATTATTCAAATTATATCTTTCCCTTAAAGATAAATTTGACCCTAGACCACCAATTACTCACGAAGAGCAATATTCTGTAGATATCTGCAAAAAACTTATTGTTAATGAAAGTTCCCATCTTACTTTAGCCCCAAAATCATTCAAAAGATTTATAAGGAATGAGGACTACGACATGTTTATTGTCATTCAAGGAAGAACAATAAATCTAATTAATCACGTATATAGTTACAGCGTTTATATTGAAAGTGAAGAACTCTATCGTGGACTTATTGAACAGTTTGATATGGAGTTAGAAAGAAGAAGAGAAGAATTAGAATCACAAATTACTAATAATATTCAACATTCTTTGCAGAATATACTCAACAAACTTAACTAATATTTTCTCTCAATACATTTCGAATCAAATCTCTGATTGACTCTTTTCTTGGCTTATATGAAGTCATTGTGGGTTTGTTTCCTGTACCTATTTTCGGGTCTTTTTTTTCAGCCTTTCTTTTTTGTTGACAAGCCGCCCTTTTTTGAGAGTCTGACATTTTAGCCGCAACACCGGCAGCTCTACATTTAGGGTAACCTTTTCCTGACGCTTCAGGTCTACCACAAGGAGGATGACCACCACCTTCTTTTTTTCTACAAATATTGACCCATGGTCCTTTCGGTTGTTTGCTTCCTTTTGGTTTCTTTTTTGTACCGAACCAAACAGCCAAATCTTCTTTTAAGAATGAAACATCTTCCAATGGACCACCATTTAAGGTTGGATTCATGGCTGAACCTTCTTCATCGTTCTGTCCCTGATAAAATTGTTTAAGATAATCTATTCTTTTGGCGAGTTTTCTCATTCTCATTTCTTTCTCCAACGTATCTTCTAAAGGTAATTTGAAGTCATCATCATAATCTTCATATTCTAATTGAGCATCAATAAACGGGGAAACCCTGTCCGTGAAAGGACCAAGTTGTTCATTTTCCCAAGGTTGTGGTACTAATACCATCGGTACTTTGAATTTACCAGCATTTGCTGAACCTGTAGCTTCCTTTAATGTATTTTTTTTCATATATTTACCCTTAAATAAATATACAATAAATATCATTTATGGAAGACAATGAACCGATTATAGGACAACTATTTGATGTCATACCCTATAAATCTGAAGAAGATATATCCAATCTAATAGACAATATGAATCTACCTCAAAGTATTCATTTAATCACAAATGCACTTGAGATGTCTATAAGACAAAACATCTATTCTTTACATGAACAAGAGATTATATTAAAATCTATGAGAATTTTGAATAAATCTGTTTTTTCTAAACAAAATGACGGAACAAACCAAATCTGATTTAATTTCTAAAATAATAAAATTAGAATACGAAATAACGACAGCAATTATTGATGGACACAAACCATCAATAAATGATAAGTTCCAAGAAATGAGAAGTGAGTTGAACACCCTACGATGTTTGGTTTTTGGGTACGAAAGTAATTTTTGTAAAAAAAATTTGTGAGTTTGAAATAATTTATTAATTTTGTATAAATACTTTATGAAATAAAAAAAGGGTCCCGAAGGACCCTTTTATATAAAGGTTAGACCATATTATCTCAACTCTCTCAAATCGAATGTTCTAACACCATCAACTGTGATTCTACCGTAGAATCTGTTGTTAACCACCTTCTTAGCGTATCTAGTCATGATACCTTTGATTGGTGTGAAGTTGAATGGGTTATACATTGTTGGAGTAAGTTGTAAAGGTACATATGGTGCGTAAATGTAACCTGTGTCAAGTAAAGATGTACCTTTGTGTCCCAATAACAATTGGTTAGCTGGGAAGTAAGGGTCTCTATAAACTTGATATCTACCTGCTAAAGTACCAATTCTTTCGATACCCATGTTGTATTGGTCTTGCTCAGGAGCTGCGTTTGAAACGTGGAAATACTCCAAGTCATCAAAAATAGCACTGATTTCAGAGGATACAACAATCCAGTTAGCACCACCTCTTAAAGTAGACTTATGGATTTGAGCTGAAATTTGGTTGATAGCTGTGATAAGCGTTTGGTTCCAGTCTTTTTGAGTGTAAGGAACAGCACCGATAGAACTTAATCTCTTCCATCCGTTATAATCCCATCTCAAGTTCCAAGCTGCAGCTTTTCTCAAATCTCTCAAGATTTCTCTATCGATTTCAGCAGCTACCTGCTCAGAAAGTAAAGCTGTCAATTCAGCTTCAGCATCAATGTTATGGAATGCTGCAACGTCCTGTGCCATTTCTGGAGACCATTGAGCTCTTAATTTTCTTTCAGTTACAGAAACTGTTACTGACATAAGGTCAAAAGAAACCTCACCAATCTTATCTTCGAACTCGAGGTTCTTGTAGATTCTGTAAGTTCCAGAGAATGCGTCAGCTACAGCTGTAGATGAAGAGAACGAAGAACCTGTGTAACCGTCAAGTGAACCACCACAAGAGATACAAACAGGAACTTGTAAATCTACCTCAAGATAGATTTTACCTTCAACGTCACAAAGGTCATCGTATTGACCACCGCCAGTCTTGGAGTTAGGCCAAGGAGGGTCAGCGTTGTTATTACCATATTGTACGATACCTTTACCATATCTTTGAGTTACAACTCTGAACAAATAATTGTTCGAAGTATTTGCAGATGTATAAATATTACCTGCCTTACCTCTGATTTGTAAATCAGCAAGGAAAGATTCGTTATCGATTGGGTTACCATCAGGTCCAATCAATTTACCAGCACCATCAGATGCAAAACCTGACATAACTACAAGAACTTTTCTATAGTTGTCAGTTGAATATCCTGAAGGAATAAGAGAATCTCCAACCCATGCTACAGTAACAACTGTACCTGTGATTGCTGACCACTCACCTTTAGAATAATCGTAAAGACCTGGAGGGTCTAAAGCTGGTTCATTACCTTCATAAAATCTATCATAAAGGTCTTTAGTGTTGTTGTAGTCATAACCACTGTTTGGTGTTTGACCTTCAGACGCGTTTGGAGCTCCATAAGGTGCCCAGTGTGTTGCGTTGTTTACTGATTCAGTTTCATATGACTGAATGTTTGGTACGAAGTAGAACAATTTACCGATAGGTAAGTTCATAGCTTGTACTGAAACGATGTCGTTAGCCAACAATTTAGAGAATACTCTTCTTACGATTGGAAATACAACAGTTTCGAATGCACCTGTGTCAGATGTAGACGAAGCTTCGTTGATTAAATAAGAAGCTTGGTTCTCATAAAGTTGAGCAACGTTTTCTTTTAGGTGACCTTTAAGACCCTCAAGGAATCCTAATTTGTCCCATTTGTTGATAGTATCTTCTTTGATAACTTTAAGGTGCTTAAGACCAATGTTACCAACAAGACCTGATTCTAATAATGCTCCCATTTTTTTGAGTATTTTAGTTTTAGTTTATTAATTTTATTAACCAATCTTTGTCATCAAATCTCTCATTCTTAAGAATTGAGGATTTTCATATGTTTTAGATTCGATTAATGTTGTCGCAGAACCTGAAGAAACTTGTTTGTTTAATTTATTTTCTACAGTTTCGTTGATTGATTTTGTTTCACTTTTAGAAAGTTCATCTTTTATAGACTTATAAAGATTTTTCGATTCTTTTAAGCTTTCAACAGAGTCAAACCTTCTCAAAATGTTTATTTTTTCTTTTTTAGTTGTTGAGTGTTCTGTGAATAGTCTTGTTGCATAAGCTAAATTCGAATTGAATATAGCAACTTCATTTAACTTATCTCTAAAAACATTTAATGCTTTTCTGTACTCTTCATTTTTTTCTCTCAACAAACTAACTTCTTCTTGCAAATTTTCTGAAATGTTGATGTTAAATTTCGAGTGAGCTCTTGGTTTAGGAAGGCCGCCTTTTCTAAATTTGCTACCTGCTCCCAAATATCTTCCATACTCTTTTGCCTCGACTTTCTTCACCATTTTATTTTTACCAACTTCAGCGTTTTCGCCCTTTCCAAATTTTACTTTTTTAGCGTTTCCGGTTCCAACAGATTTAGGTCCCTCTTTCATTTTCTCGTTGAATCCACCTTTAGTTTTTTCATAAGAAAATTTAGGTCCATTACCCTTCTTTTCACCTTTTACGCTAACTTTTTTAGCTTTCTTGTGGTTGTAAGCTTCATCCAAACCGCCTTCTTCATCATCTGATTCTTCGTTCATTTGGTCGTCATCATCTGATTCTTCGTTCATTTGGTCGTCATCATCTGATTCTTCGTTCATTTGGTCGTCATCATCTGATTCTTCCATCATTTCGAATTCAAATTCTTCTTCATCAGAATCTTCTGAACCCATTTCCATTTCATCTTCAGAATCCATTTCCATTTCATCTTCAGAATCCATTTCCATTTCATCTTCAGAATCATCAAATTCGATTTCATAAACCATTTCTTCAGGGTCATTACTATCGACATCCATCTCATCAAGACTTCCATCTTTTGAGAAGATAGCGTTAATAACATCTTCAGTGCTTGCTTCATCCATGTCGTGATACATTTCTTCCATATTTTGTTGTTCGTTTAGGTCATCTACTGACTCACCCATTTTTACAAGATATTCTGTATCTGCTTCATTGTCTTTTAAGTGGATGTCTTCACCATCTTTTTTTACGATGATTCCATCATCTTCACCCATAGCTTTGAAGACTCTTAAGATTTCCTCGTCAGATGCGTCTGTCAAGTCGATTGGACTTTCTTCAGAATCCATGTCCATGTCCAACTCCATGTCGTCCATTTCCATTTCATCTTCATTATCAGTTTCCATGTCGTCAGATTCTTCATCTTCAACGTCCATGTCAACTTCTGCTTCAACCTCATCCTCGTCAGCTTGCTCGGAAAGAGATTCTTTTACTAATTGGTTGATTTCTTCCTTCATTGTAGAAGCAAGTATTCCTTTTGCATTTTCGGCAATTGCTTCTTCAACTTGTTTCATTTGAATTAGCGCCTCTTGTACTAAATTTTTATTTTCTTGCATACGAAAATATTATTATTTTTAACTTATAAATAGTGGCAAAAACAAAAAAAGTTTAGAATCATTATACTGTAACGTAAGATTTTTCTTGTTGTTGGACTAAAATTGGAGTTTTGTTTGTTTGTTGTGAAATCCAAGTCTCCACTGATGAATAGGAATCATCAACTAAAATGAATGAGGATGTCGCCTCTGAAATAGTGTCTTTCAGACTTATGTTGTAAATTTTGCTGGAAGACGCATTGATAACTATTACACTTGTATTGGAGGAAACCAATGCGATTGATTGTAAATCTTCACCTGTACCTTCCATATATGAAAGTGAATTTGACCAAGATGAGGAGTTTAATATTCTTGATATTGTTGTGGGTCCTGACTTACTTACTACGTTAAAATACATGGTTGATTTTCATAATAAATATCAACCAAATAAAAAAAGTGGTCAAAGACCACTTATTTTATAACTTCATCGATTTTACTTTCAGATACTGATGTTATTCTCCAATCATGAGAAAAACTCTCATATCTTTTAGTGACTTTGGCTTCTACATCAGTCACCGAAAAACCTTTAACTAATTTTTCTTCTCTGATTTTTTTAATTTTACCGGTATTCTCATCAGGAAGGTCATAGGTAATTTTAGCAACAAAAAATTTTTCGTCCATAAATTAAATTTATTTACCTAAATAATGAGATAATTTTTTCATTAAATCAATAGATTTTTCTACCTGTTGCCCTTTTACCTTTTGTAAAACTTCTTCCTCCAAATTTTCTTCATATTTTTCTCTGTCATCTTTATTGGAAAACAAATAAGCACCTGGTGTTGAAGGTGAAGAAACTAAATCGAAACAAATCAATTCAAAATCATCTTGGACTTCATTTCTTTCACCAACTTTTTTAAGTGACCCAACCCCTCTTGAAGAAATACCCAAAGTTACTCCTTGTCTCATCAAATTTGCAGCAACATCTCCTTTTGAGGATACAATACCTCTTTCGTGAAAACCAGGAGTTGTCAACAATTTCAACTTTCCCATCAAAATATTTTTATCCCACCAAATATCGGTTATTAAATGTGATACTCTATCTAAATCAATCAATGATGATTCAGGATGATTAAGTTCCGATGTTGATAATCCTTTAGATATTGCTGTTTTGTACTTATCAGCTTCTCTTTTCAAAATATTTTCAGGATAAAATCTACCATTCCTGTTGGGTGTATTATACTTTTGAAGAACCGCATAAAACTCAAAAGGATTCCTGTAATCCAAATTTTGAGATTCACGTAGAATTTCCATGTTCAGTTTGTCTTTCGGAGATACGAAACCAGCGTCCATTTCTATTAATATTCCGTGACCTAGTTCATTCGCCTCTAATATTCTCAATTGTTTCATTAGGCTTTTTCTAATAAATATTGAGACATATTAGTTTATCTTACTTTTCACTTTTGGATGTTGAAAAGACAAAGTATTGGTTGTTAACAATATTTTCTTTGAAGACAGATTTAACGATTTTTTTTATTGAGTCTTTTATTTCTAATGATTTGAAATCTGTTTCACAATTAATGAATAAGTTCACTTCTAAATTAAAAAAAGATTTTTTTCCATGAGATATACCGCTTGTTCGAAGGTCCAAATCAACAATACTTTTGTCTTTGAAAACGTTTGGTGAGATAGAATTATATACTGAATGTTTTATTTCTCTTGTCAAATTACAAACAACCCTATTCCAATTATCATACTCGAATTTGGGAGTGACCCACGATTGAATGTTTATATATACAGATTTTAAATTTTTTGAATCTACAGTACCATAGACAGATTTAATTGGGTTGAATAGGTTCAACTTTACACTTTTTCCTTTCTTCATTAAATTTCATATTATCGAAGTTTATTTTTATAAAAATAACACTACTAATCTTATAAGTCAAAAATTTAACGAAAAACCAGATATTTCTAGAATATGTTAATTATTGAAATCAAAAATGGAGATAACTTGGAAAAGGCTTTAAAACAACTTAAGTCCAAAGTTATCAAAACAAAACAAAACCAAATTCTAACCGAAAGAAAAGAGTACAAAAAAAAATCTGTGAAAAAAAGGTCACAGATTCTGAAAGCTATTTACGTACAAAAAAAGAAATCAAATTGATTCTTCCAAGTTTTTCAGTTTGAGAAAATTTACTTGGTCAAACTTTTCTTGTTTTATTCTGTCAATCGTCTCCGCTAACTTTGTTTTAAGTTCGAATTCTTTTTCGTTTTCTAAAATTGAATTTAACTTACCGATTGTTTTTTCTTTTAAAGTTTCATATTTTGTTTGGAGAGTCGTAGCATCTTCTGAAATTAAAGTCATGAATTCTTTTCTTGAAGATTCATCCATTGAGGTTAAAAAATTATTCAAAGTTTGATTAGCGATTGTGACCATTGATTTGATTGGTAAATTAATAGATTCTTTAACTGATGTCTTATTTGAAGTTAAAACCGCAATTATGTTTTTCTTCGCATCGACTCTTTCTATCAAACTTATTTTACTCGTATAGACGAGAGTGTCAATATCTTCATAAGAGTTGTCTTTAATTTCTGATATTGTAATTGGCATTTTAATTTTGGTCAACAAATTTTGAATGAGAGTAATCCCTTCGGTTATGAACTCTTTAGCATCTGATTCTGATAACCCTTGAGGTGTACTCAATTGGTCATACAAAGAATAAATCTTTGAAAGATTTTTATTCTCAAGAACATTGTGTTTGAATTCACGTAATAATTTTCTGAAATCGTCTTGGTTTTGATAGGACTCTATCAACTTATTTTCAATAAGTGTTTTTACTTTTCCGAAGGTCATTTTTTTGGGCTTTCAAATAAATATTATGAATTCAACAACTTGTCTAATTCTTTTGAAATTTTACCCAAAGATTCTTGAGCTTGACCCAAATCTATAAAGTTAGCCCCTTCAATTAGGTTTTCTTCAACCAAAATATTCAAATCTTTTTTTCTTGATTCAGGTGTAACTGCACCACCCGCAGGTTCTTCAGGTGGTGGTGGGGCCTCTCCACCCGCAGGTTCTTCAGGTGGTGGTGGCGGTGCCCCCAAATCTCCTCCTGGTGGGGGCGGTGGAGCTCCAAGTTCAGATGATGCTTCACCACCACCAGATGCTGTGTTACCTGTTTGACTTCCATAAAGTTTGTCAATGTTATCAAAAACACCTGTTTTACTTATGACAGTTGGAGTCGCCTTTAATTCCTCACCAACAGCTCTTTCGATTCTTTGTTGTTGTAAATCCAATCTTATTTCTTCGTCTGACCATCCGAAAATATGTTTTTTTGCCCAAGTCGAAGATGTTGCTTGAATTCCATTACCAGGGTCAGCAACCAAATCTTTATAAAGTAAAATCTTTTCTTTCCAAACGTCAATTTTAAGAAGGTCGGCTTGGGTAGATGGGTTAGTCAAACCAAGTGTAAAATTACCTAGTTCGTCTTCGAAACCCAAAAGGAAAAGATGAATAATTGCAATCTTATTTAGTTCTGCCAACATACTTTTTTGAATCCTATTGATGGTACGGGCAAAACGAATATCTTGAAGTGAAAGATTTTTTCCGTCACCAACTACTTCTTCAAAACCTAAAAATGCTTTAGGTACACGAAGTGCAGTAAGTAACTTTTTCTGAATATACTCAATA